AGCTAGATATGAGCCTACCTTTTTTGTTTGTAGTGTATGTGTTAACCCCACCTACTACCTACTACCCCTAATATAGTATGGCCCTGCACACGACCTACATTGAGTTTTGCACACTAGTTTTTATAATTTTCACAAGGGGGTACCCCTATTTTTTGTACACCTATGTATAGGAATGCCTATCTATATATAAATTAAAATAATTTAACCATTATGATTCTTAGCTGTTGCTAATTATATAAAAATAGTATATTAAGTTAATATATTAAATTATACATTTATATTATTGTAAGATATCTATCTATGTGTAAGATGTTTATATATGTGTAAGATATTTATATATGCAATATACATTTATAAATGGAAAAGTTTATATATTGAAAAGGAACCTTTGTGTCAGACAATATTATAAACCTAAGTGATTATAAAAATTCTCAAACAATACATGAAGAAGAAGATATTTGTGATCTTGAGGATATTATAGTTATTGGGTGGCAAAGAAACGATGACGGTGACAGGTGTCTTCATATAAGTTCTTCGGTTGATACACCGCAATCTTTATGGATGATTGATTTGGCACAGAGAATAGTTGAGAGCAGGCCTCCTGAGTGCAGGAATGAGAATGAATGATCTCACATCAATTTTAAAAAATAATTATAAGAGCATTGAGAATCTTCCACCAGAAGAGCAGAGGCAGATACTTGCTTTAGTTGAAGAGCTTGAAGAAGCCAAGAACAGAGAAGAGGCTAGAAAGAACTTCTTGCCTTTTGTTAAGTTAATGTGGCCTTCATTTATTCATGGCAGACATCATGAGATTATGGCAGAAGCATTTGAAAGAGTTGCTAAAGGTGAATTAAAAAGACTAATAATCAATATGCCACCCAGACATACTAAGTCAGAGTTTGCCAGTTATTTATTTCCTGCATGGTTCTTGGGCATGTATCCAGAAAAGAAAGTTATTCAAACAGCACACACTGCAGAGCTATCAGTTGGCTTTGGCAGAAAGGTTCGTAACCTAATACAGAACGCAGACTTTCAAAATGTATTTCCCGGCATAGAATTATCCACAGACAGTAAAGCGGCAGGTAGATGGAACACAAATAAGCGTGGAGATTACTTCGCTATAGGTGTGGGAGGTGCCGTTACAGGTAAAGGTGCTGATATTCTTATCATTGATGACCCGCATTCAGAGCAAGAAGCCACAATGGGTGAGTATAATCCTGATGTTTATAACAAAGTTTACGAGTGGTACACCTCTGGACCAAGACAAAGACTACAACCGGGTGGTGCAATCATACTTGTGATGACCAGATGGTCAAAAAAGGACCTTACAGGGCAGATAATTACCAAATCTACTGAAAGAGAAGGCTCAAATGAGTGGGAAGTTATACAATTACCTGCAATATTGCCCTCAAATAAGACTTTATGGCCTGAGTTTTGGAAAAGATCGGAACTTGATGCACTAAAAGCTGAATTACCAGTATCAAAGTGGAACGCACAGTATCAACAGGACCCTACATCAGAAGAAGGGGCGCTTATAAAGAGAGAATGGTGGCAAGAATGGGAAAAAGAAGACATGCCATCCTGTGATTCCATCATACAGTCATGGGACACAGCGTTTTTAAAGACACAAAGAGCAGATTATAGTGCCTGTACTACATGGGGTGTCTTTCACCACCCTGATGATGACGGTAATGAGAGGCCAAATCTTATATTAATTGATTCTTACAAAGAAAAGTTAGAATTTCCTGATTTAAAAAGAGCGGCTTACGATAAATACTGGGAATTTGAGCCAGATCAAATGATTGTGGAGGCAAAAGCCTCTGGTTCACCATTAATTTTTGAGCTTAGAGCTATGGGAATACCAGTTACAGAGTTTACACCTAGTCGTGGACAAGATAAGATAGCAAGGGTAAATGCAGTAACAGATCTTTTCGCCAGTGGCATTGTGTGGTATCCTCCAACTAGATGGGCAGAAGAAGTTATTGAAGAATGTGCAGCGTTTCCATCTGGAGATCATGATGACTTGGTTGACTCAACGACTCAAGCGCTGTTAAGATTCAGACAAGGTGGTTGGATAAGAACCACTATGGATGACTGGGATGATGAGCCTAAATACAGAAGACCAGTTGAATATTACTAGGGAAAAATAAAATGGCTATTGAAAAACCTATGACACCAATACCAAGCTTTGATGATTTCAAAGATGAACCAGATGCTGAGATAAGTATTGAAGTGACTAATCCAGAAGCTGTATCAGTAGAAACTGAAGATGGTGGCATGATTATTGATTTTACTGGTGAGCAAGTGAATGATATAATGGGAGGTGATTTTGATAGAAATCTTGCAGAAGAAATAGAAGAAAATGATTTGCAGGAAATGGCAAGTGAATTACTAAGTAACTTTCAATCAGATAGACAATCAAGAAGTGAATGGGCTAAGAGTTATGTTAAAGGATTAGATCTTCTTGGTATGAAAATAGAAGAGAGGCAACAGCCGTGGGCAGGTGCTTCTGGAGTATTCCATCCAATACTTACAGAATCAATAGTTAGATTTCAGGCTCAAGCTATGGGAGAAATATACCCTGCTTCTGGGCCAGTGCGAACAAAGATACTTGGTAAACTGTCTCCAGAAAAAACAGAGCAGGCTCTAAGAGTTGAAAACGAAATGAATTATCTTCTTACTGAAGAGATGACAGAGTACCGTGATGAAACGGAACAAATGTTATTTAAACTTCCATTGGCAGGATCTGCTTTTAAAAAAGTTTACTATGATCCAATCATGGAAAGACCGTGTGCAATGTTTGTTCCTGCAGAGGATTTTGTTGTATCATATGGGGCATCCGATCTTATGACATGTGAAAGATACACGCATGTAATGAAGAAAACATCAAATGACATAATGAAATTAATGAATAATGGTTTTTATCGTCAGATAGAATTACCAGATCCAGAACCTGACATGTCAGATATACATGAAAAATACGATGAATTAGATGGTGAGACAGCAACTATTGAAGATGATGATAGGCATACATTACTTGAAATTCATGTGGACACGGAGATGCCAGAACCATTTAATGAAGAAGATGGTATAGCTAGACCTTACGTTGTTACTATAGATAAATCATCCAGAGAGATATTATCCATAAGAAGGAATTACTACGAAGATGACAAAAAGAAAAAGAAAAGACAATACTTTGTCCACTACAGGTATCTCCCCGGGTTGGGCTTTTACGGTACAGGACTTATACACCTCATCGGGGGACTTGCCAAAAGTGCAACCTCAATCCTCAGACAACTTATTGATGCCGGTACGTTGTCGAATTTGCCTGCTGGTCTTAAAGCTAGGGGTCTTCGTATCAAGGGGGATGATTCGCCTCTCATGCCGGGTGAGTTCCGTGACGTTGATGTCCCGGGTGGTGCGATCCGTGATGCTATTACTTTCATTCCTTACAAAGAACCGTCATCGGTATTGTACCAATTACTTGGGAACATCGTTGACGAAGGAAGAAGAATAGGATCAGTAGCCGATATACAGGTTGGGGACATCAACGCCCAAGCACCCGTTGGAACAACTCTTGCTTTGATGGAAAGATCAATGAAGGTTATGTCTGGTGTTCAAGCTAGACTTCATGCAGCTTTAAAGAATGAGTTGAGATTACTTGCTTCTGTTATTAGAGACTACATGGATGATAAATATGCATACGAGATGGATGGTGAGTTCTCAAGAACAAAAGACTTTGATGATCGAATAGATGTAATACCAGTATCAGATCCTAATGCAGCAACAATGTCACAAAGAGTAATGCAGTATCAAGCGGCACTTCAACTTGCTCAACAAGCACCACAACTTTATGATATGGGAAAACTACATAGACAAATGCTTGAAGTTTTAGGTATACAAGACGCAAGCTCAATTATTAAACTGCCAGAAGATATTAAACCTGCAGATCCAGTTACAGAAAATATGTCAATGCTAAAACAAGAGCCAGTAAAAGCATTTAAGTATCAAGATCATGAAGCACATATAAGAGTTCATATGGCAGCAGCTAACGATCCAAAGATAAAAGAAATTGTAGGTCAATCTCCATTCGCAGGCGCAATACAAGCAGCTTTATCTGCACACATAACAGAACATGTGGCATTTCAATATAGAAAAGAGATAGAAAAAAATCTTGGAGTTGCAATGCCTAATGAAGAAAAACCATTGCCAGAAGATGTAGAAGAAGAGTTATCAAGAGTTACTGCAGAAGCAGCAGAGAAATTATTGAAGTCTAATAATGCTGAAGCACAACAAGTACAAGCACAAAGACAACAACAAGATCCATTAACTCAAATACAACAAAGAGAGTTGGTTATAAAAGAGCAAGAACTAGCTCATAAGAAGCAGATGGACTTAGCAAACTTAGAACTAAATGCTCAGAAAGCGATGATGAACAATGAAAATCAAGGTAAAAGATTGGAATCTGAAGACAAGAGAGAAGGTGCGAGACTTGGTGTTGCCCTTACAAAAGTTGCTACAGACTCTGAGCTTCAATCTCAAAAAATTAAAAATGATGCTGTTGCAGAAGGTACGAAGATTGCGATAGATGTAGCAAAAGAATTAACAAATGAGTAATAATGAAACTGTATATACACATATTATCAAAAAAGTTCAGGAAGAAATAGATGCTATCTCTGACCATCTTTCATCCGGCAGACCTTCTAATTTCGAGGAATATCAAAGACTTGTTGGTAAAATCGAAGGACTGTCCATTACCAGAGAATTGCTGCAAGAATTTGAAAAAAGATTTATTGAGGATTAGGGCTTCCCATTATGTCAATAGTTGTGTATATTTAAAATAAGAATATTCAGGTAAAAAGCCTGCAAGGTTACTGTGAACCTAAATCACTGCAAAAAGGAACAGAGATGTACTCTGCAGAAAAAATAAAACTAGACGAAGATACTACTCGTAAACTACCTGAACCACAGGGTTATAAATTACTAATAG